TGCTGCTGAGAAGATTGCCAAGGCTAAGGCTGGTATGGAGGCTCCGGCTAAGGCTGCCCCGGCTAAGAAAGAGATTACGGACGAGGAGTTAGATGATCTTGCCAATGACTTCAATGCCCGGTTCATGGCTAAGACTGGCAAGCGGTTGTTTCTACCAAAGTTTATGGGCGCTTCGTTTAATGAAGAACAACGTGCGCTGGCCCAGAGCGGTGATCTACGTGGACTGGTAAACAACTTAGCAGAAAACACAACCAATGCTGGCGTCAGACGGGTTCTAAAGCGTATTAAGGGGCTGAACCTTAAAACCACCATCCGTGTGGGCGACGTACCAGAGGGCAAGGCTAGTTTCTACGACCCCCGTGCCAATGAGATTGTGGTTAGCCCTGATGGGTTAAGTGAGCACGCAGCCGTCCATGAGTTAGTTCACGCCGCCATATCCCATGTGCTTCGCAACCCGGATATCAAACTGACCCAAGAGTTCACTAAGTTCTTTGAGACTTTGCAGAACCAGTTAGGCGCGGCCTACGGTGGTCAGGATATCCAAGAGTTTGCCTCCGAGTTAGTCAGCAACCCCGAGTTCCAAGCCCTGCTAAAAGACATGAAGGCTCCCCGGAGCGGCAGTTGGTTTGATAAGTTTGTGCAGGCTATCGCTGAGTTCTTTGGGTTCCGCAAGGGTGAAACTGGCTACGATGCTGGCATGCGCTTTGTGATGAATGCCTTGGATATATCTGGCGATGTAGAGGCTCACCCCGCAGATAAGTTGTTCTTGGGCCTTGGCCCGTCGGTCACGTCCGGGTTCGGTACGGTTGGGAAGATTGGGCAGGCAATGCCAAGGCTCGCTGGGAATACCGTAGAAGCAACTAGAAACTACTTATCTAATGCACCCCGTGGGGCAACAAGCCTTGCAATGGGCCTGCTTCGCCTTGACAACATCAATACCATCTACGGCAAAGAACTTCCGTCCATTCAGACCCTACTGGATGCGCTTGAGAAACGTAATGGGAACCAAGAACAACGGATCAAGACGATCAACGACAACTATAAGCAGTTCATAAAGATTGCCAAGGCCAAGCCGCAGGCGATGGATCGTATGAACAAGATGGCCTATGAATCCCGTCTGCAACAGGTAGACCCACTAGGCCCTGCACCGACTGCGCCATCTCAGATTGCTGCCTATAACACCCTGAAAGCAACCTTTGACTCGTTGCCAAAAGACGTCCAAGGGGTGTACCGGACTATCCGTAATTCTTACGAAAGTGCCATCAACGAGTACGAGCAGATGCTTTTAAGTAGCGTCACTCCTTCGTTGGCTGCAAAACTAAAACTGGAGTTCCAGACCCGCAAGCGTCAGGCCGCATACATTCCGTTTCTCCGTCGAGGCGAGTTTTGGGTAGAGTACACGGGTGAGGATGGCGAGCGTTGGGCTTCTGCCTTTGAGTCAGTACGGGAGCGCGAGCGGTTTGTAGGCCAAGAACTTAAGCGCCGTGGTATTACCGATGCCCGCCTGTACGAGAACATCCAGAACGCTAGATTCCAGCAGGGCACAGTGCCTCCTACGTCCTTTATAGGGCGGGTCATGAACGACTTGACCCAGCAGGGGGCAAACCAACAGCAACTTGATAGCGTCTATCAGGCATACCTTGCCCTGTTCCCGGGACAGTCCATCTCTAAGAACTTTATGAAGGCCGACAATGTTCGGGGCATGGAGCAGGATATCGTCCGTGGGTATGGCGAGACTATGATTAAGTGGGCACGTCGCCTATCTAACTCCGAGTACACCCCACAGATTGACCGTGCTATACAAGGCATCGTGGCTGAATCAGAGCAAGCCAGCGACCCAAATGCTCGAGTAGCGGCTCAAAATATTGTTGACCAGCAACAGTTCTTGCATAACCCAACCTATGGAAGTTTAGTTACTGCCGCCACGACCTTCAGTTACTTTAACTATATCGCGGGCAACATCTCATCGGCGCTGATTAACTTATCGACGCTACCCATGTTCTCCTACCCCATACTTGGGGCAAAGTTCGGGTTTGATAAAGCCGCGTCTGCAATGCTGTCTGCAAGTAAAACAGCAACCAATTACATCTTAAATAATAAGATTGATGGGCGGTACAAGGATCTCTTTGATGTTTTAAATGATCATGCGCAGTTGTCTCACACGCTGGCAAGAGAGGTACTAGAAGGGCAACGTCAAACTACGGCAGAATTTACCGGACTAAAAGCCAAAGTTATGGATGGGCTATCCATCCCATTTGCGGCAACCGAGAAATTAAACCGTGGCGCTACGGCTATCGCTGCTTATGACTTGGCTATGTCTAGCGGAATGTCCAAAGATGCTGCCATTCAGTATGCTCTGCGCACCGTAAAAGATATCAACACGTCTGGTTTATCGGCTACGGCCCCTAGTTGGATGCAACATCCGCTAGGCCGTGTGTTCTTCACGTTCAAATCATTCGTGTGGAACAGTGCATTTATCATGGCTCGCTCGTTTCATCAAGCGTTTAAGGGCGAATCTCCAGCCGTAAGGCGTGAAGCACGTAGACAATTCCTTGGTATCTCCGGTATGGCGTTTACGTTGGCAGGGGCTAAAGGACTACCGTTTATGGGCGCGGCTTCGGTGCTGGCTGAAATGCTCCACACCTTGTTTGGGGATGATGACGAACCGTTTGACTTCCAGACCGAGATGCGTGAGTTCTTTGGGGATGCGATGTATAAGGGGGCAATTAACTACGCCCTGAATCTTGAGGTTGCCAACCGTATCGGTGTAGCCCAAGACCTTCTGTTCCGTGATGACCCTCGTGGTATAGCCGAAGATGGTTACGTTTTGACCGCCATGAAGCAGGCGTTTGGTCCGGCAGGGTCTTACTTCTGGGGTGCAGAGCGTGGCATCCGGGCTATGGCTGAAGGTAATGTGATGCGTGGAGTTGAGTCTCTGTTGCCAAGTTTCATACGTAACGGTTTGAAGGGTGGTCGGTACATGACCGAAGGGGCATTAACCCTGAAGGGCGATCCAATTGATGAGGATATCAGTGCTTATAACTCGTTAATGCAAGTGCTTGGATTCTCCCCGGCTGATCTATCTACCAAATATGAAGAGACTTCTGCCGCCAAAGGTTATGAGCGCGAGGTTATGGCACGCCGCAAACGGCTTCTAAACAAGTTTGACATGGCTAGAACCGCTGGGGATGTGGACTTGATGCAGGAAGTGCGGGGAGAAATCAACGAGTTTAACGCCTCCCGTACTGATCCCAAGGCTCGTATCGGTGTAGATACTTTACGCAAATCCGAAGCAGCCCGTCGCGCCGCCGAGCGCAATATGATCAACGGGGTGAAGTTCAACAAGGGCCTGAAGTCTGAGATTGAGGCCAAGTTCTTTGAGGACGAAGAGGATTAAAAAAGACCCCCGGACTAGCCGGGGGTAGAGTTCTTCTCGAGGAGTGGAGAAGAAGAGTGCGAAGGCATTATAGCCTCACTTCTCCAAACTCGTAAACCGTATTTCCCTTTCTCCACAACTTGTTTACAAATAATTGGGATTCCCAGCCTCCGTGCTTCGCCCTCAACAAACCGCTGGGTTAGCCGCCTGTCGATGCAAGGGACAAAGAACGAGGTTCCGGGCTTAAACTTCTCCCACTGGATCAGCAGTGGAAGATTCAGAATCTTTAGCATTTAATAGTACGGCGTCGTCAAAAAACTCTAGTTTGGTGGTGTCAAACCACAGGGCGTTTACGGGTGCTTGGGTGTTGGCGGCTGTACCTGCCGTCATACGTTTCTTCTTGATCTCAAGCAGGGCCTTGGTTTTGCGGTACGGGGCAAGCGATTCCTCAAAGTTAATGAAGTTCTTGGAGCAGTCATCCCGGTAGGTGCGAACCACGACGAATAGCAGTTTGGTATCCGGCTCGTAACGGGCAGTAAGTGCTCCACGGGGTTCGCGGATGGGGCTTTGTTCTAGCCCAGTGCGCTTGTCATTCTTGCCATTGATAACAAGAATCTCGTGGAAGTGCCGTTGTAGGAAGCCACCAATGTAGTCGTCTGCGTCAAACATGTACTCTTTGTTGCGCTTGCGGGTATCCCCAATCAGTTGCACGCCAAAGTTAAACACGGGCTTGATGGGAATGTCGTGTATCCCAAGCGTCTTAGCAATCGACCCACCCGCGATAGCCAGTGAAGTCATAGCCGCCCAAAACCGTTCTGAGTTCTTAGTCTTTGCCGCCTCGTCAATCCGCTCCTGCACCCGGATCAATTGCTCTTTAACTGTGGGTAGTTGGTTCAGGATTGCCCGACTGTATATATCAACGGCGTGCCCATAGTTATCCATGAGCCTGCCAAAGTGGTTGCGTGCCCATGCTGGGTCATCATACGGATCGGGTTTTATGTTGATCTCCAGCACACGCATCAATTCGCCATCTGGAAAACTCTTAATAGATAGCAGTGAATCAGGTACGGACCGGTTAGATGAAGTGATTAGCCCTGTTGCCCACTTGGTATGGTTGAGGCGTTCGGCGTTGTCGTGCTGTCTTAGTCGGTGCTTACCCCGTCCCGAGGTCACGTCATAAATCTGTTGTGACATTTGATCCGGCGGCATATTGGTGATCTCGTCCATTGTGAGCGCAAAGTTCTGCATCGTGCCCATGCGTTGCATACGAGCGTTGTAGGTATCTTTGGGAGATAGCAGTAATTCTTTGGGTCTACCGTAGATACTGTTGATGGCTTGCAGGATGGTGGTCTTACCCGATCCGGACTCACGGCTCATGAGGTTTAAGAGGAACCCATCAAGCGAGGTGAAACGAAGGAGCATGCACCCAAATCCCATGAAGAACGCAAACGCACGGTCCTCCATACCCTCACGTCCGTAGGCGTTGATAACATCTTTCCATACATGGAAGTCGCCCTTGGCTTGGAACAAAGGTATTAGTGGTAAGGTGGGGCCGGATGGTGGGCTATATACCGTCTCGGTGGCGCGTATTTCTCTGTCGCCTACGATGATGCCCGACTCATCTTCAATCCATCCGAACTGTTTGTGGGCTTTCTCCGCTTGTGACGTCATCTGCAATTCCTCAATCCATTTTGTTACATACATCATTAAGGTGTCCTGTTGTTTTGTTAGTACGGCTACCCCCTGTGAGGCAATCGTGTCCCTAAATTTTTCTTTTGACAGCGCATGTGCTAACGGCATGATGAATTCCCGCACACCATCTTTGGGCAGGTGTAGGCGCAGTAGCATGGTTTCCCCCAAGTCAGGGTCAATCATTCGCTTCACAACATAAAAGTCATACGGATAAACAAGTTCGTCTTTATCGTTATCGTCCCGGTCCTTGGTATGCACGAAGATGCCACCGGACTTACCCCTGAAGAAAGGCCACGGGAACTTGGGGATGTTGTAAGTCTTTAATTCCTTGGTCTGCGGCACTACGTCCAAGACCACACTTTCCTCTTCCGTAGCCTCAACGATTTCTTTACCCAACTGGATTGGGGATGTGATTTTGTGCGTACAGCCTTCGCATCCCGACGGGTTTAGTTTCTTAAACGTCTCGCAGGTATACGGACCTTTTGTTTGATTGGCTTTGTCCTCAGTATCTTGAGGGTGGTATGCAGGGTGCTGTTTAGAGATAACATGCACGGCCTTATCTCGGTCTACGCAGACTTGGGCAATACTTAATCCCGCACGCCATAGCGGCTCTTCAATAGACTTTTGGTTCTCGTAAATGTTAAGGATCTGATTACAGCCAGTACCCTCGGCGCTTTTGACTAGGATGGTTTTAAATCGGGACTGGCTACTACCCATGAGCGCCAAGGTAAGCGCATCCATCGGGCGTTTGAATTCGGCCTTCTGCAAATCCTTCAGGATTCCCTCAGTAGGCTCAAGTATCTCTTTGATCTTCTCGTTGGTAAGTACGGGCGCTAGGTGAAGCACCTCAACCGGAATCGGGTTTGTTGGGTCTTTAATGTGATTAGACTCGACGGTGCGCAACACTCGAGCGGCATCAGCAGGCACGGCATAGTCGATATCAAAGTTATGCTCGGTACACAGTTCTTTCAACCGCTCGGCGTGCGGCTTCCACTCGGTACGCTCCATCGGGGTTTCAAATACCCAGTACAGATGCGCCCCGCGCCCGGAACGGACAATCGTTGGACGGGGTAGTTTGACCGCAACACAAAACTTCTTAAGAGCAATCAGCCCATCTTCCAAAGTTGGGTAGGGCTTTCCTTCTCCGCAATCTAAATCAATGAAGAAAGACTTCAGGGCCAGTGCATTTGTTGCGTACCGCCCGTTATCGGCAGGCCCGTACTTAGCCATACCATTGAACCCGTTAAACCCATTACCTTGCAGTGCATCAACCTGATCGCTCAGTTCGTCAAAGGAAGTGGCAAAATTCTGACGGACTAATTTCTTCCCGTTCTGATCTTCCTTGTTCCCCCAACTGCAATAGTTCTCGCCTTCTTCGAGGGGCGGTAAAACTAGAGCAAAAAACTCTTTCCTTGAAAGCATAGCCGTCCTTAACGCACCGTTCTAATAGGAGAGGATGGGCAGGGGTGCGACGGCGTACACCCTTTTCGATTGCGCAATCTAGCCCCCTCGAAACTGACTTATTTCAACTTTTCAATTAACTTCCGCATTTTGGCTTCGTGCTTTGGTGACACCACCGCTTCCCCTTTGAACCACGAGTAAACGGCTACCCTACTTACCTCGAAGAACTCAGCAATGTCTTTAACCGGAATATCCAGTTCAACACACCGTCTGCCAAGTTGTACCCCGAGGAAGCGAGAGTCAGCGTTACGAATCTCCTCTGCGGTCAGCAGTGAATATCCTTTAGGCATCGTTATTCGTCGTCCCATTCGTTAAGGATTTTGGACAAGTCTTTCTTTTCGGCGGGGGCCTCCTCCTTCTTAGCACTACGCTTGACTGGCTCCTCAACCTCTTCGACCTCAACGACTTCTGCTTTAGCGGGTTTAGCCGCTTCTAGTTTGGGGGCTTGTGGCTCCTTCACATTGTCCGCTTGGGAAACCGTCATGGTAATGGCACGCTGTGCGGCATCCGACTTACCTTGATCAATCACCATGTTGTGCTCGTCAGGGTTCAAAACTTTAATCGGTTTGAACGTCAGTTTGGGTGTAGCACTGCTCGTGTCAAAACGCATCTCAGTAACAACAGCCGTGATAGGCACGCCCTTACTACCAATCATCTTGGCGTAAGTTTGCAAAGGCCACTTCCCGGGTTCTCCAGCACCGAAGATAGATGCGGCAGGTAGGGTCAACTGGAACACATCACCTTGCAAGTCATTTGCCAACACAACTGCAAGACGCTGGCTGAAACGGCAAGCACGGGAATCACCTTGACCTGAACCCTTTGCGTTTTGTGGGCAGTCAAGGCAACGCTTAGATTGTGGTGCGGTTGATGTAGGATCAGGCACTTCACCGTCAGCAGACCAACAATCCGGTGCAGTTACATCTCCACCTTCGGTGTACGACTTAGCGTACCAAGTGCGGGATACTTTGGGTGAAGCCGCTACGATTACTACATTCATAGCGCGGTCTTCGTTTTTGGCAATCTCTTTACCGTTAACCATCATGCGCCACACACCACCCTTGATGGAGATACGTTTGATACCGCCGCCACCGCTACCACCCATAAGGGCTTTAGTAGTGGAGTCTAACTCTAGTTCTTTCAAATACGATGGCAGGCCACCGTCAAGCACAGCAAGATCGTTACTCATTTAACACTCCTATCTTTTGGTTATTACTATGGTTTGATTTGCATCCGCGTTCAGCCCCGGCGGGTGCAAGTCGGGGTTTTCTTCAAGAAACTGATCCATGTTTGCGTTGTTGATACGTTGTTGCATTAACGCGAACGCATCGTGCTCCTTGATGAAGTTAAAAAAAGATTCCCAATCGTTAGTCCAGTAACGCCTAGAAATTCTTCGGGATATTGTTCCATGCTCAGTACGGATCGTAGCCGCACCTTGTTCTTTGCAGATCTCTAACAGAGCAGAAGAAACTTCGGCTAACTGCTCCTCTAGTTCTTTGTCTTGCTTCGCTAGTTCTCTACGCTTCTCACGAATTTTAACGTAAATTTTAGTGAGCCTTTCGGCATTTACTTCATTTGTCATTTGCACTCTTCCTTTTAGTTTTTTTTTTAAATACTAACCCCACTACTTTACTTTGTCAAGTATCTTCCACAATATTTTTATAAAGATCAATTAACCGAGTATGTATATCAACTTTTTCTGACAACATTTTATAGATACGCTTTTCAACGGGGCTGCCTTGGATATGTACAACGGTACATGGGTTGCGTTGCCCTGCACGATGCACGCGGGCGTTAGCCTGCAAGTAAGTCTCAATAGATGTTATAGGCCCCCACCAAACCACGACGTTGGCGGCATGTAGTGTGACACCGTGTGCGGCGGCTTGAGGCTGTATGACAAGTACATGAGGGTTTTCCTCAGTTTGAAATTTCGCAAATATTTCTGTACGTTTCGTGGCGCTAATGCCCCCGTGGATTACTTCGCAACTAATTGACTTGGCTTTTAGTTCTTCCGCGATGATCTCGATGGCGTGCCTAAAGGGTGCAAACACAATCACTTTATGGCTGGCTTCCTCAATGACCTCAAGCAATGCATGCATGCGGCTCTTGGCATCAAAGGCTACGATCTCACCACTATCCGAGTACACCGCGCCACACGATAATTGCAGTAACTTGTTAAGGTTTGCCGCCGCATTGACTGTGGTTATCTCTTCCCCCGCCGCGATAGCCATCATATTCTTGCGGATCGTTTCGTAGAACTTAATTTGTTGGCTAGTCAGGGGTACTTCTCGGGTCACGTAGGTCATGTCCGGTAAGTCTAGGCACTCTTCTTTGGTGAACCGGATCGCAGGTTGTAGCACGTCATGTAGTACCCGCTCAGACGATGGCTTGGGTAGCCACTTAAATTGGGTAATCTTTTGCATGACCATATCGCGGAACGCCCCAAAGAACTTGGGCACACCAGACGGATTGATGATCTTGGCTAGGCCGTAAGCATCTGTAGGGGACTGTGACGCCGGGGTTCCTGTCAACATCCAAACCCAAGTGTCCGCACGGATAATGCTTACCAGAGTTTTCCAACGCTTTGTGGAAACATTTTTATAGGCGTTAGCCTCGTCTACCACAATTAGATCAAACTTGGCTTCGTTGATTTCGTTTTTGACAATCTCCAAGCCATCGTAATTGATGATGACAAACTCAGCCTCGCTCTTGATTGCCTTGATCCTGTTGTCTTTGCTGTAACTGTGGGCTATGGCGCATGAGCGGTGCATAGCAAACTTAAAAAGATCCGCTTCCCAAGCCGACTGCATGATGGATAGAGGGCAAAGCACAAGCACCCGCTTGATGGCGTTCTGCGTCATTAGGTAGTCTGCCGCCCAAATTACGGACGATGTTTTACCTGTGCCCTGCTCGTTAAAACAAAAAGCCCTGCGGTGTAGGGTTAGAAACGATGCCGTGTCCCGTTGATGGGAGAACGGACGATATAACCCGGGCCAGTCGTATGCCGCTTGGATGGGGGATGGCACGTTCTTGATGCGCAAATTCTTGAGCACCTGTGCTTCTTCCAACCCCCACTTGACTAGCACTTCGCCTGAATCAAGGATCTTGCTTTTCGGTATTACCGTGGTGATGCGGCTAGGTTCTCTGACCCTTAACAGCAACGCCTTGTTTTCAACTATTTGCACTCATCTCTCCATGACGCCGATAGGCCGAAAGTGGTCTGTCCACTTTCAGCCTCGAAAACTTTACTTTGTAAAACTAAATTACTTCTTTTTCCGCTCTCGCGGACTTACTTCTGAAACCATACCACGTTTTGCATCTCGGTCAAAAGACCGATTTGTTGATGCAGGTACTACTTTAGTGCGGCTCTTTGCCCCACCCTTGGATATTGCTTTGGTGTGGTGTACGTCTGTACCGTCGCCCTTACTTGCCTTACCGTCCCGAATAGCATCCCGCCGTGCCTTATTGCGCAGTGCACGATTTTTCTTCTGCTCAGGCGTGCCTTGATACTCGGCATACTCCCGGTCATAGTTGCGGTCTGACTTGTTCTTGTAAGGCATTTAGCGGTACTCACCTTTTCCGTTATGGGCACAGTCTTTCACAGCGCAGAAATTTTTGCAAGTGAAATTTGGTCGGGGATTCCATACGTCCAGTTCGATTGCTTTTTCCAATCGATTCGTATCTTCGATCCATTTTAACCAATAAGTATGCGACTGATCTGCATCGTATTTGGCTTTTACAAAGTCGTTTGCCACCACAAAAAGTAGCCCTGCCTTGACCTTTTTGACCTTTGGGAAGTGCTTAAAGATAGCCAAGGACAGGATTTCTAACTGCTTGGTGTCTGCGTAGGCGGCAGATTTTCCGGTCTTATAGTCCACCACATAGGCTTGGTCGTCTTTCATAATGATTAAGTCAGCAATCCCACGCCACCAAACTTGTTTGTCAAAGAACTTACATGCCTGCAAGTCCCTCGTTAACCCAAGCCGATACTCGCACAGGGCTTCCCCTTCAATACTACGCAGGGCTTCTAGGGCTTCCGTCATGTAGGCATACTGCGGCGGGATAGGTTTCCCGTCCCTAATAAATTCTTCGGCGGCCTTGTGTACCGCTAACCCATAGCGCAGGTGCTCGGTCTGCGGCTCAACCACATCCTTCTTGACCTTAAGACGGTAGTATTTGTGGGGGCACTGCTTAAATAAATCCAGCGATGAGTAAGACCAAGTGTATTTAGTCATTCTTTGACGTGGCTTTTTATAGCCGCCCTCATTAGCCGCAGTTCAACAATCGTCTGATCAATCGTTGCCGCTGCCGCCACAAAATCTTTACTCAGCAAAAGCACATGGATTTCTTTTAGTAACTCCTTGACTTTTAGTTCGTGAGCCGTGTAGTTCAAGGAAGTATCTATTCTTACTGCCGTACTTTGCAGGGAGGCAACAGCGTTATACGCCCCAACACCTTTAACATTTACCATAGTTTTCTCCGTATCCAACTTCACAATTCAAGGGTAAGTCTTTGCACCAACTGGGTCGCCATCTCATACATTCTTCCACGTATTTTACCGCTTCTTCGCGCTCGTTCACGGGGGCTAAACACGCCACAGCGTCATGGACTGTCAAGACCACTTTGTACTTATTGCCGATTTTTAACATCTGCTCCGCTATGATGCACCGTGCCACGGCTTGACATACGTTCTCAATGATCTTGCCGCCGTAGATTTTGGTGAATCCAGCCCTAGTCTTATAGGCATATTGATCTTCTGAATCCTTGGATAACTCGGGGTATCGTAGATACAGCCCGGACGGTAGGCGAATTCCGGCACGTCCCTCGACACCAACCACATCGGGGTATTTACCAATAGGGGCGGCGCGATCCGCGAGAACCGCCTCAAGGGCGTTGTGGGCTTGCTTCCATAGGGTAGGGATCGCAGGGTAGGTTTCTCGGTAGACTTTAATGATTCGCTTTGACTCGTCCTCATCAACCTCAACCCCAAACACCTTAAGTTGAGCCTGAAACTTAACCGCGCCCATTCCATATCCCGCGCCAAGGATTGTTGTCTTACCAACGAATCTTTCTTCCTTTGTAATTTCTTCGATAGGTTTGACATAAATAGCCGACGCCATGATTTTGTATACATCTTCGCCCTTCTCAAACGCCTCCACCAAGTCGGTCTGCCCCGCCAACCATGCCACGGTACGGGCTTCGATCTGAGAGGAATCCGCATCAATTAGCACATAACCATCCGGAGCGCAGATAGAAGTTTTTAATTTGCCTGCGTTCTGACCACGAGCCGGTAAATTTTGCAGGTTTACCTTATCGTCCCCACCCCACCTACCCGTATGGGCGGCATAGTATTTAATGGGTACTGGGAGTTTGCCCCTTTGGGAGATACCGATAAACCTTTGGGTGCGTGTTTCCTCTAAAGTTGTTTTGTTACCAAGCCTCGCCGCTACCAACGTCTGCACCCGTACATCAGCGTGGTTCTGTAATCCCTTAAATTCTTCGTCTGTCTTGGCAAACGCCCATGCCTCCTTGCCCGTGCGTGCACTAATCTTGGTAGGCGGGTCAACCCCTAGTTGTTTGAGCAGTTCGGCAAACTTATCGTTCGACATCAGCGTGTCCTTGTCTGCCTCTGCCGCCTCTAGTAGTTTCTCCTTGCGGGTCTTGACATCTAGCAGATGTTGCTCAAGCAGGGGGAGATCCAATTCCAGCGTAGGTTCGATAAACATCCGCAAAGTGCAGTCGATTACCTTAAGTTCCTTGGGTGGGAATTTCTCGGCTAGGATCTTAAACAACGCATAGGTTAACTCCACATCGTTCTTGCAATACTCTCCGTACCGCTCAAGATCCTCGGGGGTGAAGTCCGCACGGTGCTTACCCATAGCGTTCATTACTTCCGTACCCTTTTCCCCCAGTTCGTAATGCTTCGCCAAATTCGCAAGAGACGCGCTTGTATCCACCCCGTTAACAGCACGCGCCATACAAATAGTATCCAACCAACCCTTCGGCTTAATCCCAAAATGCCACGAGAGTATTGACCCATCAAACGCGGTGTTGTGCGCGAGTACAAAGGCATTTGCCCAGTCGTACTGGTTAAGAAATTTCTTAATCTCCCCCTTGGTTCCGGAGCACCATGTCGTTTCGCCCTCATCTACCTTTACCCCCACGCCGATAATCTCAAACCCGTCATGACGCACGTACTCCTCTGTCGTCATCTTGGATAGTGAAAATTCTTTGTCGTAATAAGTTTCTAAATCTAATGTGATGATCACTAATTAACCTTTTGGTATATTTATTGTTTGCCGCTTGGGGGAGTTCACCATCGCTCTCACATACGGCAGATTCAACTGCTCTCCGTCTTCGGTTACGTCAGCAAGTCCCCGTAGAATATCCGCAGTAAACTTGTTGCGCTCCATATTCCGCAACCCCTCAAACAAAGCGTTCATTTCTTCGTCGTACAGAAAAGGTACTAGGGTTTTGACACCCTCCTTGCGCCCCATAATTTGATCGACTATATGTTGCCATTTACCAAATGGTGTCTCAAATTCTTCGGGGTTTGTTTTCATGCGCTCTAATAGTATTTGCACCCCTTCGTTCATCTCCTCGATCCGCATCAGATCTCTCCCAAATACTTGACTAAATCGTTGTACTTAGCGGTTGGCTGTAACTTCTTTATACGCAGGTTGGTTTCGTCAGCCACACGGTCAATCAGTCCGTGCTTTACCAACTTCTTGATGCGTGAGTGGGTCGTAGCGTAAGACGCCGCCTTGAAGTTCCTGATAATACCCATGATGGTGGCTCCCCCATTATCTTTATGGGTGGACACGATGGCGTTTAGCAGTAGCACGTCCGTGCTATCTAATTTGTACTTCGACTTTAGTCCCGCAATTGCTACACACAATTTGTCAATTCTCATTTTTTATTTCTCCTAAGTTTGTAATACACACAACGGTCAGTCCCTCGGTACTTCGGAATTACAAGGTCAGCCGCTACCATCTTGGCAAAATACCGTTGCGCAGTTCGCATACTGCACTCCAGCATATTTTGAATGTCCCTGATACAGAACGAATACTTCCCCCGCAAGTGCCGGATCAGCCATACTAAGTTAGCATCACTCGGCTTTGCCTTCATCACTCAACTCAATAATTTTGTCTAAGTAATGTCGGGCTTTCTTAACATCTTGTACGCCACCCTTACCCTCGACGCCCTTGGTATTTACCCGTGCAAGGTACGCGATGGCAGAGCCTAACAGAAACCCACGAAACTGGGCGGGGGTCATCCACGCTTCCATCGCATCCCACGGTTGCACCTTCATGGCTTTGTAATGGTCGCCACCTTCTTGAATGTCGTTCGCGCTCATTTAATTGTCCTGTATTTTGTTTTCATAACTTCTTCATACGAAAACTTTTTACCTAGCGCCTGAACAACATCTATTTCTTGTTTAGAGTATTTAACTAACCTACTGTTAAACACAAACGCATATTTAGGCAAAGCAATTTTCTTGCGTAGGAAGTCGCGGCCTTTTGGTGTCAAGCGCCACAATCCTGATGCACGTTTATCTTCCTTCAGGTCTTTGGGTTTCTTCTCAACTAATTCCCAATGACGTAGGGTAGCCAAAGGTTTAGACCGCAGAATCATTTTGTGCGCCTTGCCAATATCTATCCACTCGCTTTTACGAAAGTTATTGAGCATCCAAAGCATCCCCATCACCTGTGTGCTTGTTATCTGATACCCATTGATCTTCCCCCACCGTCCACAACACGGACAGTTAGCACCTTTGTCTTTGATTGCGCTGTTAAACTGTTGCCGCGCTTCAACTAGTGTTTTCATAGTAACGCTTCTCCTAATTGTTCAATTTCTTTTTGTTTAGTCTTGCGCTCCTGCTTCTTGAACCACTTACTCAAAACCTTAAGTTCTTCCTCAGTCTTAAAAGGCCAAGCCATTCGCACCGAATCAAGGGGTGGTTCTTCTGCATCAAGATACTGGTGCTCCTTTGGTACTAACTGATTTATTAAAAACCAATCTACTGTAGGCTCATTCATGTTTAAAATACCCTCCCTCACGCAGTCCTAGGTCAAGAGACAGCCGCTCGTTCTCATCTTTGACCCTGTGGTATGCCTGTCTCAAATACTCAATTTCTTTCTTTAACCGCTCGATTTCGGCTTTGTATTCTTCAGGAGTCATTCTTTCACCTTATAAAATTTCTTGGAGCCGATACGCACTATATCGGCGATATTGTTCTCAACAAACCTGTTCAATGTTCGGGCTATTTTGTGCTTGCTTACGATCCATTCCTTTGCAATTGTCTTTGCTTGCACGGGGGTTTTTGGATGAGAAAGTAGATACTTCCACACCTTCTCTTCAAAGTCGGTCATCTCAACTGCCATCGTCTATCCCCTAATCCCTCTTGCTTCCCATAACACCTGACCCAATCGTTGCAATATCTCTTCCAATTGTTTTTTGTTTTCGTTGTACAAACGCTCAGACAAATAGAAAAAGCAGGCGGCTTTCCCGTCATCAAAATCCATGTGTACCGAATCAAGTAACTGACTGACCTCATCAAACCTGTATGACAACTCGTCAAGGTCATTGCTTATCTGCCATGCTCCATTAAGAAGTTTGTCTAAGTCCTCTGTCTTAACTAGGGCCATCGAGGAGGATTTCTTAGCGGCTTTTTTCTTCATGTGTTCTTCTCCTTTATAGGCGGGTTCCACCACGATTAGCGCAAGGCCACACTTGGGCTACTGCATTAACCACAAGGGAGTCAGCGGAAAAATGTCGTTTCTCAGGATTGTTTTCTAAGTACCGCTTGACTACATCTTGGGCTTGCCCTGCGGTTATGTTTCTTGGAGGGCATACCTGTGTTCTAACAAA